AGCTGTGCCCAAATAGCATTTCTAACATCTGTGGCTGCCACTCTTGAATAATCTACCGTCATCTTATTACACTCCCTGTATCTACTGCATCAGCAATTAAAGTAACTGCTTTTTGTACTCCCGTCGCATTTCCACCCTTAGTGCTTAAAACTTTTGCAACGTCACTAGCTATTCTCTCATACACCCCAGATGATTCCATAATTACATTACCATTTTTGCTGTACCATTCAAGCAAATACTCAGCAAAAGCATTTCTTGTCTGAATTCCTCCTGGGTGAAGAATATTAATCTGTGTGCCAGGTGCTACGAAAGCGATGCCGTTTCCAGAGGTCATAGCAAGTATTCTTTTTGCTTGAAAAGACACTGGATTTCCTTGTTCCATAACTTGTGCTTTATTGGCAAAAATATTTCTTGCAGTTACAACCTTGCCAGTCTTACCTGGTCTTAAAAGCTCTGGGCTTATTGGAACTGGCATTTTTGATTGCAAAAAATTTGTTGTTATTAAAAGACTTCCATCAAGAACAGAGGTTCTTTCTAAAACAAATAGCCTTGCTGTTTTTTCTCCTATTTGACCCCACTCATAAACGTGGTGCATTTTTTTAGGATTAGCTCTTGAGTAGTTATCAATATCAACCATAAATCTTTCTCCTGTTATGGAGAATACGGCTCTTGATATTTGCTCAAGTGCTTTTGGCTTTACAAGTTGATCAATTCCTGTAACTAAATCATCCAAGCCTTGAACTAGTTGTTTTGTGTCAATCTCAAGCTTCAGAGTCATCTTGTAGCTCAGTCCTTAGAAGTACTGACACATAATAGGAAATTGATCCAAAAGGATCAACAACCGCATGTGAAGACATTACTTCAAAAATTGTATCTGGTGTTCCTGTTCTATCAATTTCAACAAATACTGACTTACCTTTATTTGTTCTGATATTTTGAATACGCCAACGCTTACTAAGCAAGGAGGTTCCGTACATCTTTAATTGAAATTTTTCGTTATATAACTCGTCTCCAGTTGTTCCGAACGTCTTATTGTCTGTTCTTGTAGAAGCACCACGTGCTTTAACAGGCTCAATACGACACTGAATAGTTTGAGAATATACCCATTGACGGGTAATCTCTCCAGTATTGGCATCCTGAGTATTTTCTTGAATATAAACATCTGCGTTCATATTCATGATTGATCCTGCAAATGAGACTAGGTTATTTAACATTAGATAATTACAATATTTGCCTTGCGGTATTGATCTAGGATGTTATCAACCATAACATTGCCTGTACCATTAAATGCCCCGCCTGCCATCTTGAATGAAATTTCACTCAAGTTAACTTGTGACAAATACTTGTTCCTCCAGTTGTAGTCGTTTGACATAATATCCTGTTGCAAAAGCATTGAAGCAAGCTTAATATCTTCTGGAACATAGTTGTAACCAATTTCTCCAACAAAACGATATAGATAAGTATCTCTGAAACGTCCAGATTCATAAATGGTTGGATCCATTTCGTTGTTCCAGCCGTCTGGCCAGGCTGGGTACCAAATGCGAAGCTGATAACCAGTAGGGCTAATCTCTGTGTTATATCCAAAAGTATTATAGACTGGACTGGTTGTTCCATCAAATACTAAAATTTGATTTTCCCAAATCTGATCCAACGAGAGCATCTTCTCTGTTAGCTGAATTGTATTTGCACCAATTCCGTAAATTTCTTGAAAACCATAATACTTATAAAATTTAATTCCCGCATAACCTTCAATAATGGTTCTTGCCATTTTTTCGGTCTTAATAATTGTGTTCGGATCAATATAGTTAGGCTTAGAAGAGTCTCCCGTGTATCCTAGAAAATCCATTGTTTCTGGTATTGAAGCATATGGAGTTTCAATACTATAGTAATCTGTTGTCTTCACCGCTACCCCGCCTTGGGTATAAGACCAAACTACTTCAAGCACCATATTTACACTTGTAATGTTTGGTGTTAGTTGATATGAATAAACTCCAGTTGCGGGCTCATCGTAAGCATTTAAATTGGTATAGAGGGGTGTCTGACTGATTGTACCTCCAGGATTGTAAATATCGCTGTCCGCATTGTATATTGACAATGTTGGCAGTGAATCTGCCTGCGATAATACTCCATTACTATATACCTCTAGGTAAATCTTTTCCTGGCTGTTTGTGTTGATTGTTTGCAATCAGAACACCCCCTATTTAATTTTTAAGCGTAGTACTCTTGAGCCTCACGAGGAGTCGCAAGACGGAAACCCTGCTCTGTATCAAAAATCTTTTGAGCGTCTGCTTCTGACATAGCCAAAAATGGATGCTCTTGTGTAAACTGGAAAACGCCAACTTGATATGAATGGTTATTTCTTTCCATCTTTACAAGCACTTGATTTGCTGTCTTTGACATGATCTTCTTTTCTCTCTTCTGCTTTTCAAACTCTGGTACTTCAATATCTTGCTTTTCAGCATTATCAAACTTAGCATACATTTGATAGCTGATGCCCTCTTCTTCAAGGGCTGCAATGATTTCTTGTTTTGTCTTTAATTCTGATGCATCAATAGCAAAAGAATCTGCGACTTTTCTTAGTTCTGTAATTTTTAAATCTGTAAATGACATTTGACTTCCTCTCGTCATTGTTTATTATAGCATTAAATGGCTAAGGGAGCTACCGAAGTAACTCCCCCGCCTTGCAACTAATTTAAAATTAGTATGTCTCGCCGTTCAATCCACCTGTAACGTTTGAACCATTGTATGCTGATCCAAATGATGGGGTAGACATTACTGAGCCTGCTACTGCAATGTTCTTAACGATGACGTGTGCATCGTAGTTTTCCATTACGCAACCAACACGAATGAATAGTGTATATTCAATTGTGTCCTTCTTTGGCTGGAACAAACGATAGACGGTTACGTCACGCTTGATACCAATAATGAAGTTTTGCGGGAATGTCAAGTGAACATCACCTGTGTTAGCTGATCCATTGTAAGTCTGGGTTTCGCTGATCAACGGAACGTTGATAACTGGAATTCCAAACGCAAAAGGAGTTACTGAACCTGGACCGCCATCGTTAGCAGCGACATCTCCACGGATGATACCTGAAGCGATATCAAATGGGTTGCCGTTACCAGCGTTAGCTGTTAGGTTGAATAGGTAATCCTGAACCAAGTTTGATCCTGTGAAGAAGCGAAGTTGGTTTCTGCGTTGCTTGTACTTACGTGGAAGGGTCTTGATAGCTTGGTTGAATACGGTCTTGTCAAGTCCATAACCAGCAGCGTCAACAACGTGTGCGTTGTTAAGTGCCAATGTACGGAAGCCTGCGAATGCTGACATCAAACCTGAACCAGTTCCAGTACCGTTAATAAGGGTATCCTCAATATCGTTACCAGCCTGGGTAGCCATAAGACGTGCAATGTGATCCTCTAGATCTGGACCTTCAATATTGTCTTCAAGAGACTCTGCTGAAAGTTCCCAGTCAAGACGGAGCTTGCGTGTTGTAAGAGATACCTTGTTAAATGTAGCATTTTGTGCAGAGAAAGTTGTGTTGTTAGCGTTTGTATAGCTATCACCACTTGCCACGAAGTTACGTGGGTTATCTTCCTGTGCGACGGTCATGATACGTTGTCCAACAGCAACACGATCAATCTCGGTTGTGTTTGAACGCATACGGATTGTACGGGCTGTCTTAGCCAAGATTGTTGCATCCCACATGTAATCCAAGAAGCGGTTAGCTTGATCTGGATATAGGAGACCGTTACCTGAAAGGGTAGCAGAGTCTGTAGATGCATTGACTGCTGAAGAACCGAGGTCCGTAGTATCAATTACTTTTTGTAGAAGTTCATTACTCATTTTTATTTCACCACCTTATTTTTTCTGTATTTTTTTATATGCTAGAAGCACTGAGGAAAGCACCTTGCCATATACTTTGTTTTGGTTTTGTTTGACCCATTGGAGCTTCTACCCCAATGGACTTCTGAACTGCAGTAGCAGATTCAAAATTCTTGAGTTGATGATCAACATACTCAATCTTTCCGAACATATCTGTTACTGACTTACTCAAGGTTTCGTACTTTGTAGCGAGATCTTCATTTGCCTTCTGGATATCCTCATATGCCTTGGACAAACGAGCCATTTCAGCTCTGGTCTCGTTAACAATGTTATACATGTCCGCTACTGTTGCTGCGTGTGTAGCATAGTTAGTGTTGGACTTTTCTAGTGACTCACCAAAGAAGGCTTTAAGGTCTGAAACCATCTTCTCAAAATCAAGTGTATCTTCAACTTCAGAAATCTCTGCAGCCTTTTCAACTGTAGTATCTGCAATCTCCGAAACAGATGAAACTTCTTCGGCAGGAGTCTCAACATCAATTGACTTCTCAATTGTTGCATCTGTATTTTCTGTCATTTTGTTACCTCCTTCGTTGAGCGAAATCTCTTCACTCTTTTTAAGTCCGTCTTCAAACGTGACTTTTTTCTTGCTATTTTGATCAGGATAAAGATTAATGGTAGCGTTGCTATCAATGACATTACCTGCCAAACCTGGTGCAGCTGTCTCGCCAGCTTCGTGTGCGGATGTTGGTGCATCATCTTTCTTGAAATAAGAATCAATTACCTTTTCAATTGCTTCAAACTTCTCTGAATCCTTTTGCTCAACCCATCCAATGTTTGTCATAGGTGCATCGCATACGACGCAATCCTTTGACATAGCTTCTGATGTTGATGCAACTTCGTCTTGTTTGCACCAGAATACATTTTCTAGTGTGATGTCTGCAACCATTCCTTTAACAAAAGATGAACCGTCTATATTTTTTTCAATAGACATAAAATTAGCTAACTGGTTTGCTGGGGAATCAACTAATGACAATTCGTGAAGATCATAGTCGTGAATAACACGACGAGTTTCATTGTCCCCGTCAACTTTTTCCATCTTTGCATCATTGATGTTGCCACCAATAGAAAAACCTGAGTAAGTACCGTCTAAGCACTTCTCCCACGCATCTTGTGCACCTTTTGAAATATAAGCAGTCACATAAATTCCATTATAAGTTTTTTGTGTTTCTGGGTCAAAAAACGTATCTTCTTTAAAATTAAGCATTTTTCCTACGGCAACAGGACCGTGCATCTCCCGAATATTTTTTCTAAAATTGCCAAATGCTTTTCTGTTTGCTTCCTTAGTTACAATATCTCCATGGCGATCAACATTATCTAATGACGCCCAGCCCGAAACAGTTCTTTTTTCTTTATTAACTTTAGCAAAGGGCATTGAAATAACAAGTTTGTTATTTTTACTTTCAACAGTAGTTGTATTTAATTTATTCATAAACCAACACATCCTTTTTAGAAATTAAATATGTTGCAAGATTCATAATTTTTTCAATATTATCATCAAGCAAACCTAATGCCGTATTACATTTATGACAAAGAACTCCACGAAAACACTTTTCACAAACATTTTCATCTGAGCAAATTAAATGATCATGATCTAGTGCGAGTCTTTCTTTTGATCCGCAGGAATAGCATCCATTTTCTTTAAGCTCTACAACTTTTTCTACTGAAAAAGAAGATCTTCTTGCAGAATCATAATGAAATGTGCAATAACCTTTTTTTTCTGCTTTATTATTGCATTCATTTATAGAACAATTTGCTCCATAATAAGACCAAACTTTTTTTGCCTCTACAGGTCCAACAGAACCTGTTTCTCTAAATCTTTTATAATGCATATGGCAGTATAGGCTCTTCTCGCCATTTCTACGCTTGCTATTAGAGCAACCTTCAACTGAACAATTTGTAATATCCATATGTAAATAAATAATAGCAAGTTTTATAAATAAGTCATAATTTCGGTAAAAATTATTTTATAATTCCGCTATTGATTTGGATGACTTTTTTGACATCCGCCCCCTCTGGTTTATAGTTTTGT